TGACGCAGTCCCCCTACCGCCTGACGCAGTCCCCCTACCGCCTGACGCAGTCCCCCTACCGCCTGACGCAGTCCCCTACCGCCTGACGCAGTCCCCCTACCGCCTGACGCAGTCCCCCGACCGCCTGACCCAGTCACCCGACCGCCTGACCCACATAACGGGGTAAATTTCCTGTTCCCGCCTTACTTCGCTACCCTGCTCTAATTTCTCCGCATTTCCACCCACATTTTCCATTCGCTCAAAACAATGCATTTTTTACCTAACACCTGCCAAAATTTGAAAGGAGAAAAACCATGCCAACCAAAACACGCCTTTTATTTTTCAAGAAGGCAAACGCTTACGTCCTTCACCAATCCACTGACAATCCTTGTTCCACTCCATGCACAGTCCTTTATTCCTACGACCGTCCTGCAATAGCGTACTACCCTCTATCCGAGCAAATCTTTTTCTACCCTACCCTATCCGCATGGGCACTGCGTCACGCACGTGCATTCCTTGCAGAATATGTAGGTCTTGAAACTGACGCAATAATAGCCGCAATAAAATACCTACAGCAGTACCCCTCCGGCTTATCCGTAACCATAACAACTTCCTCCCCTTCCATGGAACAACTCACAATATCTTCAATCTAACCTACAGGCTCTTAACAGAGCCTTCCGCAAGCGACCGTTCCCGTGTTCCTCTCATTAACGGCGCAGGTTCAACTCCTGCGGCTTGCACCATAACTAAAAAATGAAAGGAGGTATACCACAATGCGCAAGCCTGTAGTTTCCCGCACCCTTACCCTTACAGAAGGAACAATACTTGTAGCTGACAGTGAAAGCCGCGAAATGGTTGAGGCAGAATTTCATCTTGTAGATAACTTCAAGAACAACGATGAAATTCTCCGAGCAATGCGCCGCTACTACAAAGCACTTGACATGGACAAACGTTACACCCCTATCCGAGTAGTGACCAAAGCCATAACCACTACCCGGCGCTTCATGACAGTTCAAGACTTCTATGACAAATCCAAACCCATGTAACCGTCTCCCCAAAATCTAAAAAATTCAATAAATGAAAGAGGTAAACAAAATGGAAGGCTATTCTGCAAAAATCGTCAATTCTTCTCGCCCCCTGACTGCCCGTGAGCGCATCATGATGAAGGACACCACAGACGCCACTCAAATCAACGCCGCGCTGAAGAACGGCAGTGTCGAGTTTTCCCCTGTCCTTTGGGCAGACGTTGAGATTCACAATGATCGTTCCGATAACAAGGACTACAGCACGCTTGTTGTCCTTGCTTCTGACGGCACGAAGTATTACACTTCTTCCCCGTCTTTCAAGGAAGCATTCATCGACATTTTCACCGAGATGGTTTCCGAGACGGGAGAAGCGGAGGAGTTCTCTGTTCGCGCCTACGCCGTTCCCTCAAAGAATCAGCAGGGTTGCTTCATTACCTGCTCCATTCTCTAAACAAACTAACAGCCCCGGCTAATTACCGGGGCTTTACTGCAAGGAGGAACACATGGCAAAACGACGTTCCCTTACAAAGCGACAACAGCAATGGTACTATGAGGAATCACTTGCGCGTCACAGAGTTTCAGAGTTTGAGCGCAGACACAAAGTCTCCGTTCCTGACCTAATAGGTACTCGTCCTTCGCGTGTCACGAATAAAGATATTGAACGCTTGCGCTCAATAACAGCAGAATCATTTACCCTTGAAAACGGTCACTTGATTCTAACCCCTGAACAGCTTCGCATGGCTCAATCAGCAGGAGCGCAAGCCCCGCAGGAAACTGACATGGTTCTGACAGAGATTGACCGTATGATTTCATCCATGTACAACGACAGCCCGGCTAACCGGGAATATGCGAAACTTATCCGCACAGCTTTTGACAAAGCAATAGCAGAGCGTGGACGCCCTGCGGTAGCAGAGACAGCACGACAGCAGAGTTTGCTGGAGGAAGTTCGCATAATCATGGGGTATCAAGACGTAGACCGTAAACGGCAACGACTTGCAGGCTTCATTAACGCCCTTTTTGCCCGCCCCCTTTCAGCCGAAGAATTTGAAATGTTTTCCGGCAGATTTTCAGACGCGCAAGAGGAAGATGAAGGTGACAGTTATGAGCAAACAGTGTCAGACAAACGTGCAGGCTATATTTCGGCATTTAAGGCTGAACACAGAGAAGCGTCTGCAAGGAGCAAACTGGAAGCCAAAGCGCGCAAACTTGTTTCAATGTATGGAATTACAAAGGATTCACCTGAATACAAAACTGTATATGAAGCTGTGCTTTACACTTTGATGGACACATACGGAGATGTAAGTTCGGGTGAAGCTGAAATAAAAAAGATATTGGAGGAACGAAACCATGAAACTTGAAGATTTGAAGGTAGGCGCTATTATAATGCACGCTGACGCGAGAACAAACCCCATTCACACAGGCACGATGTATATCGTGCTTAAAATTGACAAAGAGCGTGAGGATATTGAGGTTTGTTGCGTCAATTGTCAGATTGACACAGCTATTGGCGAAGTTCGCCATATTTCAACCCGTAGCATTTCCGAGTACAATATGCTCTTTCAAATCCTTATTGCGCCTCCCGCAGTCCGTTCAAATCCCACAGCCCCTTCAAAAGACCTTTACCTCCGTTGGCTGATTTACAGCAAGACTTCTCTTGGAAAGATAGGTGACAAAACGCCCTACAAACTTGAGAACGGACGCAACTTGTTTGTAGGCGACATCGTTAAAATAAGCCGTAAAGGGAAGGAATATGGTGGCTGTCTTGTTGTACATGATATAACCGATGGCTATTATATCATGGGCATTGCGGCTGATTGCAATGACAGAAAATGCGAAATAAAGCACTGGAATGTAACATTGGAAAGCGGCTTCTATAATCGCTTAAAAGGCGATACCTATACAGCTGGTTATCGCGGTGCCGTTATCGAAGTCGTTGACTTCATTCCCGAAGAATAATGACCATTCTAACCCGCCGCAGGCTTGAAGCGTCGAGAATGCCGCTATTATGTAGCGGACTTTGAGACAACGGTATACGAGGGGCAGAAGGACACGCAGGTATGGGCGGCGGCAAGCGTGGAGCTTTTCGCGGCAGACGATTCTGTAGTCATTCATCACTCCATTTCAGAACAGTTTGAATACTTCACGTCCTTGTCCTGCAATCTTGTAGTTTACTTCCACAATCTGAAATTTGACGGCTCATTTCTTCTTTCCTATCTACTAATAGACAGAGGTTTCAAACAAGCCATTGAAAAAGACGAGAAGGGAGTGGAATACTGGTTGCATGACAAGGATATGAAAAACAACTCTTTCCGATACAGCATTTCCGACATGGGGCAATGGTATACAATCATTGTAAAGATAAACGACCACTTTATCGAGTTCCGCGATTCACTAAAACTTCTTCCCTTCTCCGTTCGGGAAATAGGCGATAGCTTCGGCACAAAGCATCATAAGTTAGACATGGAATACAAGGGCTTCCGTTATCCAGGTTGCGAGATAACACAGCAGGAACAGCAGTACATAGCTAATGACGTTCTTGTTGTAAAAGAAGCCCTTGAAATTGTATTTCTACAAGGACACAAGAAACTTACAATTGGCTCATGTTGCCTTGATGAATACCGGAAAATTATCGGCTATTTCATGTACAAAGACCTGTTCCCTGACCTCTACAAAATAGAGATTGATGAAAAAATCTATGGCTACAAGAACGCAGGCGAGTATATCCGCAAATCCTACCGTGGCGGCTGGTGTTACTACGTAAAAGGCAAGGAAAACAAACTGCACTACAACGGCGTAACAGCAGACGTAAATTCTCTATACCCCTCCGTCATGAGTTCAGAAAGTGGCAGTGTCTACCCCGTAGGAGAACCAACCTTTTGGAGCGGAAATTATATCCCCTTTGAAGCCCGTGGCTCAAACAAGTATTTTTTCGTCCGTGTAAGAACGCGCTTTTACTTGCGTGAAGGTTTCCTGCCTTTCATTCAAATCAAAAACAACCTTCTCTACAAGGCTACAGAAATGCTTGAAACTTCCGACATCTTTGACGGTTCAACAGGGGAATATTTTCCGTACTACTATGGAACAGACGGACAGCTTAATGAAGCAACTGTTGAAATGACCTTGACTTGCACAGACTTTCAGCTAATACAAGAACACTATGACCTTGTACATTTTGAGATTCTTGACGGCTGTTATTTCAAGGCACGAAAAGGAATTTTCGACAAGTACATTGACAAGTATCGCAAGATAAAAATGGAATCAGAGGGCGCCGTGCGAACTCTTGCAAAGCTGTTCCTGAACAACCTCTATGGCAAAATGGCATCTTCCCCTGATTCCTCATTCAAAGTGGCATCCATAAAAGAGGATGGTTCTATAACTTTCCGTGTGGTTCATCAAGAGGACAAAAAGCCCGGATATATAGCAGTAGGTTCTGCTATTACTTCCTATGCCCGCGAATTTACAATACGTGCGGCACAGAAAAACTATCACGGAGTAGACAAACCCGGCTTTATCTATGCCGACACAGACAGTATTCACTGTGACCTTCCAGCTTCCGACCTTGTTGGAATAAAGACGCACAAAACAGCGTTCTGTTGTTGGAAGATAGAATCAAGCTGGGACGTGGCGTTGTTCGTGCGACAGAAAACCTATATCGAACACGAAGTAGCGCACGATTTGAAGCCACTGCCTGAACCCATATGGAACGTAAAATGCGCAGGTATGTCGGAGCGTTCAAAACAGCTTTTCATTGCTAACATAACAGGCTTTGACATTACAAACAAAGAAGATAAAGAAGAAGAAGAAGTCAAATTCATAGATAGCTTATCAGATGAAGAACGAAAATTCTTTAGCAAGAAGCTGGAACTTGAGGACTTCAAAATTGGTCTAAAAGTGCCGGGAAAACTTCTGCCGAAGCGTATTCCCGGCGGTGTCTTGCTATGTGAAACTACGTATGAAATGAGGGAGAACTGATTGGGAAAAAGAAGAGCGTTTGAAAACAGCCTTGTTTGCGTTGCAGTAAACGGAGCGTTGCGCGGTTCGCAGAATCTACAGAAGCGTAAAGCGAACAAACGCAAAGACCATTCCGAGGAAACGCAAGAGGAAATAGACGTCTGTCTGAACTGCACAGAAAAAAGGTGTCCCGGCTCACGTAAATGTATGCTGGAACACCTTCACAAAAAAGCATAAAATTTCACCCCCGCAGGGATTACTCCTTGCGGGGGCTTTTTATATCCGTAACTTGCGAACGACAGAAGCGGTTAGCAAAACCGACACAGATACAGGACGCATAATTTCAGCGTTGCTTCCCTGCTCCGACAGCAATCGAAACGCAAGAGGATATCAGTATGAAAGAGCGGCGAGAACAGCCGCCTTGCAAGACAAGTCCTTGAACCTATAGCAACCTCTTTCAAAGAAGTACCTTTGATTCTGCAAAAACAAGTCATTGCGTTTCAACATCACATAGTTTATTCTATGGTCGTCAGTAGTAACAGCCAATTTAACGGGGAAGGTCATATCGGCTCTATCGTCGCAGTAAATAACTCCCTCCGCGTCAAAACTGCGTATTGCATAGTCCTTCCCCTCGTATCGCAAAGTAGCAAGATAGCGCCCGTGTCCTTCAGGCTTCTCGACAAAGGTTTTATTGTCGTTAAGGTAGACGCTCTGCGCAGAATACGCGACATATTTATTAGCACCAAATGCCCGGTTGAATCCACTTTCAGCCTGCGCTTCAGAAGCCGCCTCATTGAAGCCCTGTTCAAGCACAAAGCCGTCCCCCTTGAGAAACTTGGTATCAACCTGCAATCTGTTCGATATACCCATTTCAATATAATACGGATTGAGCAAAGTGACAGGGTTTGACAGCATATATACCGGGACATACCTTAACTGTTTTCCCTGTCCTCTTGCCACGGACGTATGAACGGAAATAAACTTCTGTACTTCATTTGGACAGTAGTCATTATTTTCGCTCTGAAATTCATCAAACATCATTCTATCAACGTCACTAAAAATATGCGAATACTTCTTTATAGAATCGGCGGAGTTAAGAGGCACTGCGTACCCGCACGGTTTATCATTGATAAAAAGCTCATGAAAAACGCCACTTGCACGCTTCTGACTTTTCATCTCCGTACCCTGAAAGAACAGCCCCCGGATATCCTTATAGAACTTGTCCGCGCATTCATCCAGTTCGTACTTGTACCGGTACAACAGCATGAACTTCGACCCGCTGTCATTGTATCTATTAACGCACAAACGGCTGAAATATGTGGTCTTTCCTCCGGTTCTGTTAGTGGTAACAATGAAAATTTCCGGCTTCTTCCCATTCAAGTCTTCCATAGACAAAAGCTTTGTACCGTCATAGTACACACCCATGCTTCCCTTCACCATCCTTTCCGTATCTATATTATAGCACAAGTGTAGTCCTTTGTCAAGCAAAAGTGAATTTACCAAGAGTTAAATTATTGCGGCTTGACAATTCACCTTCGCCATGCTATACTATAGTCAAAGAAAGGAGGAATTTCTGTGGACACCATTATGACCATGATTTCCAACGTTGGTTTTCCCATTGCCGCCTGTTGTGGTCTGATGTACTTCATCAACACCACAATCAAAGAACTGCGCGAGACTATCCAGCAGAACACAATTCTGCTTGAAAAAATCAGCGCTTTTCTTGAAAAGGAGGAAACGCACGATGGCAAAGAGAACTGACAGCGAACTGCTTCAGGCAATCGGTGACGCACTACCTGACGCCACAACTGATGAAGCAATCGCACTGCTGACGGACGTCCGGGACACCTTGTCCGGTAACGCAAATTCTGCTCAAATAGAGCGAGAATATCAGCAGAAAATCGAAGAACTGGATTCCTCTTGGCGCAAGAAATTCAAGGAAACATTCTATGCGCCTATCGATGAATCCCGTGGTGGGAAGGGCAAGGAAAAAGAAAAGCCAAAAACAAGGTATGAAGATTTGTTTAAGGAGGGAAATTAAGTGGCAAGAAAAATCAATTCTACGCTCAACGCAAGTACTCTTGACATTCTGAATGTCATTCGTGCCAACGCCCCGCTGGAATATCAGTCCGCAGTGCCGCAGGTTGCAACTGTTGATGATATCCCTGTAGTCGGCGAAATTATCTACGGTTCTCCTGCGCTGTCGAATACGTTCATCAACGCACTGCTGAACCGTATCGCGCTTGTAAGGATTCAGAGCGCAACGTTCAACAACCCGTACCGCGACCTCAAGAAAGGCTATCTTGAGTTCGGCGAAACCGTTGAAAACATTTTTGTCGAGATTGCGCGCGTACGCACTCTTGACCCGGAGAAAGCTCCTGCCCGTGAGTTCGCCAGAACTATCCCTGACGTGAGAAGCGTTTTCCATGTTATCAACTGGAAGGTTCAGTACCCGCTGACTATCAGCGACTATGACCTGCGGACTGCGTTCCTTTCCGCCGATGGTCTGAATGGCTTCATTGCGAAGCTGGTTGACAGCATTTACAAGGCGGCAGAATATGACGAGTTCCTGCTGTTCAAGTATATGCTTATCAAGGCAATTTCCCACGGTAAAATCAAGACCGTTGCCTTCGATAGCGCAGACCATTCTTCCGCCGCTATTGAGTTCCGTGGCAAGTCCAACCTGATGACCTTCCTGCGTCCTGATTTCAACGAGGCAAAGGTAAAGAATGACTGCCCGAAGGAAAGACAGCAGATTTTCATGGACAGCAAGTATAATGCTGAATATGACGTGAAGGTTCTGTCTGCGGCATTCAACATGGAGAAGGCTGATTTCATGGGGCGACTGCGCCTGATTGATGACTTCACCACGTTTGACAATGAGCGCTGGAACACTATCCGCGCTGAAAGCAATCAGGTAGAGGAAGTTACCGCCGCAGAACTGGCGGTCATGGCGAACGTAAAGGCTGTCCTTATTGACGAAGACTGGTTCCAGATTTACGACCACTACACGAGACTGGGAACGACCCCTGTCAATTCCGGCGACTACTGGAACTACTTCTACAATATGAAGAAGGACGTTTCTCATAGTCCTTTCGCAAACGCTATTGCGTTTGTCGATGACTCCTCCGCTATTACTCCGGCGGACAAGTACACCGCGGAAGTCGTTGCAAAGGATGTGGCTGACGTCGGCACTGTCATTACGCTGAATGTCAAGCAGTCCGCAAGCAATGACGAAGCCGCTACGCTCAAGCCCGGCACTGTTATCTTCAAGCAGACGCTTGACGCTGTTCAGGCAAAGGTGGCTGTTCAGAGATACGGCGTGTATATCTATCCCGCAAACGCTGGCAGTGTATCTGTCGAATGTGAGATTGGCGGCGTTGAATATACCTACGCTACCGGGACTTCCACGTATACTGCTGGGAAGATGGCATCTACTGTCAAGGTGGGGGACACCCTCCAGCTTGTCAAGAAAACCATGCTGTCCTGACAGTAAATTTTCAGCCCCGGATGAAATACTCCGGGGCTTCTTTGTTAAAAGGAGGTGAATTTTATGCCTACGCCCAATACAGTAGTAAAGATATTGAAGGGGATAGAACTGGATAGGGATTTGGAGAATACCTATAGATTTGCGTCTCTTTCAGCACAGCAGAATTTCTTTTCTGAAAGGGCGAAGCATATTCTTGGAATTACCCCTAATGGGGTTCTGAAAGATGGCTTGCAGTATATAAGAACAGGCGAAAATTCTATCAAGGTAGAGTTGAAAACTGCATATCTTTATGACTGCAATTATCTCATGTTTCAGAATACAGGATATATAGACGCAACCGGCAGGACACGCTGGTTCTATGCGTTTATTGATAGAGTGGATTATGTCAACGAGGAAACGAGTGAAATTTTCTACACTATCGACCCTATGCAGACTTGGCTGTTTGATTTCAAGTTTGCTGACTGCATGATTGAAAGGGAACACGTGAGGGATGACAGAATAGGCAAAAACGTTATAAGCGAACCCGTTGAATGCGGGGAGTATATGCAGGAGGTAAGTGCTAATATTGTCCCGCCTAACTCTTTTAAGTACAAAGGAGGGCTTATAACTACAAAGCCAATCAATGACGGTCTTATGCCGTCTAAAAATATAACAATAGATATTACATCGTCGGCGGCAATAACTTTCGCTCGCCCTATACCTTATGCCGGAGTTGACATTGGTGAAGGCTCGGTCACTTCCGGCACTGTTGGACAGTACCCAACAGATTTGTCATGGTACGCAGATTTTCCGCTTGTGAATGAAGAAGCGACAGGCAACTACGCTACAAGCAATAAATTGCTTTCCGCACCAACCGTATTTGGTATAGAATATTACAGTTTGCAGAATCTAATCTCGTGGATAAGTAACGCACTAATAGACGGAATGGACGCCAAAGACATTTACGCTGTGTTCATTTATCCGGACTTTTTCAGTTCCGAGGATGATACTGCTATTTTTGACAGCTACGGAAGAGGAAGTAAGGAAAAAACAATGACATTTGATATGTCAAGCACTGCTGGATTTAAGAAAACAGATGGCACGTTCTTCACTCCGAGGAATAACAAGCTATACACGTTTCCTTATACCCGCCTGACAGTTTCATCACACTATGGAAATGTGGCGCATTATAAGTTTGAGTTGTTTGATGGTGGTTTCAAGCCAAAATTCACCCTTCTTTCAATTCTTACAGCTACTCCGCAGGCGGCTCTTATACCTGTAGGATATAGGGGCAAAGAGGACGCTACAGACTATATGGTTACTCTGCCGTATGCTATTGAAATACCTGTAAAGGGAGACGCTTTCAAAACATACATGGCAGAGAACAAAGGCAATATAATTTCCTCCCTTTTCAATTCAGTATTGTCTGCCGCTATTCCTGCTATGACTACCACTTCAACCGTTGCTATGACAAGTGGAGGCGATATAACGCAGGAAAGAACTATCAGGTCGCTTTCACCTAAAACGGGAAGATTGCGAAACAGCTTGCAAGACACAACCCGTACTGTGAACTCCCCTTCAAGGCAAGAATCGGAAAGTTCTACAGTTTCTTTCGGCGGTGGCGCAAAGTACACAGGTCTTGTTAGCATGGTAGGCGACCTTGTTGATAAAGCACACCTTCCAAACCCTGTGTATGGAAACATGACAACCACCGACATTCTTGCTACTGCAAAGCTAAACACTATAACCTTGTACCGCGAGGGGATAAGTGGAGATATCGCAAAGACCATAGATGACTTCTTTACCATGTTCGGGTACGCAATAAAAGAAGTAAAACAACCGGGCGTTTACAACCGTCATTATTGGCAGTATATCAAAACATGCGGTTGCAACCTGCATAATGCAGATGGGTATTCCGACTATGTAAATGAAAACGTCAACTATAGCACTGGCATGAGCGCGGCAGATATAGATACTCTTGAAAAAATATTTAACAGAGGAATTACGTTGTGGAATCAGGATGTGCAGATTGGAGACTATACGCTTGATAACGGAACGCTGGAAAACATTTACCTTCCGAATGACAAGTCACTGTTCAATAATCCGCCTCCGGTAGAGACAAAGTTGGCTACCTGTGAAGTAGCAGTAAGAGCAAAGTATACTGACAGCACTACAGTAGAGTACATTCTGCCGGGCGACCGTTCTGTGACGTGGGAAGTCGAGATAAATGGTGAGTATGTTAAGACAGAGGTGGTTATTGAAGGGAAGCACAAATACAGAGTAAGAATTGCTGACCTTGTTTCAGAAGGAAAGGAGATAACAAGCGCATGAATAAAAATAAGCAGTGGGACTGCGACCCTGTAGCCCCGCCTATACCTTCTCTTGACGAACTGGCAAACGGTTATACTTACATTCAGTATTACAACCGCCTTTGCGAGTTGTCCATGAGTATGTTTGAGTGGACAGGGCTTCCCGATACTTGTGACAAGAGATATCTGGAACTGACGCTTTTCAGAATGGGGCAGGCTGTTTTCTTCAAGGACGATGTGATGGGCTTCCTTGGGTTGCCTGTTGCAGGAAGCGGAACGCTTGACTTGTATCAAGTACCGACACGAAGAAGGGCTTACGCTGACAATGGGTATAACCATGAATTGGATGAAAGCAATAGCGTTATTATTTTCAATAACTATATGCGGACAAATTCAATGCTGGATGTGCGTATGTTCAGCGCAAGGCTTGCTGACCTTGACAGGACGATTGACATAAACGTAAAAGCGCAGAAATGCCCTGTGCTAATCCTGTGTGACGAGAAGGAAAGAAACAGCTATATACGGATGTATCAGAAGTGGATGGGCAACGAGCCGATGATTATTGGTTCAAAGGCTTTGTCCATGGACAATGTGAAAACCATTGACACTACAGCTCCATATGTCGGCGACAGGCTCTACGAACTCAAAACACAGATTTGGAACGAGGCGCTTACTTATTTGGGCATTCCGAATATCGGCAACGAGAAGCGGGAAAGAATGGTAAGTGACGAGGTTGCAAGGAATCAGGGCGGAACGTTCGCAAGTAGATATAGCCGCCTAAATGCCCGGCAGGAAGCTTGCGAGAAAATAAACAAAATGTTCGGGCTAAATGTTTGGTGCGAGTATAAGGACATGAGTACAGAACTGGGCGTTGAGTTCCGAAGCAGTGAGGCGGTAGAGGAAGGAGGTGAAGATGGTGAGTAAATACACGATGGAAGTAAGGTATATTTGTGAACAGCTTGCTAATGCTACGATTGAAACGCAGGTTGGAGACGTGCCGGGAATTATCGAGAAAGCCGCGCCACAGATTTTTGACTTCGATTTTCCTATTTGGAACGAGGACTATAGGAAAACGTTGGAGGAGAAAATCCTGCTTCACTTCTATATGCGGGAGATTGGACAGGAAACTGTGGGCGAGTGGAAGTTGAGGCTCATGCAGACGCTTCAAGATATTATGCCGGAAATGAATGAGTTGTACAAGAGCGTGGAGTTCAAGTACGACCCGCTTACGGATATTGACTATACGACTGACACGGAGGGCAACACGGAAGTCAACAGCACAAGGAATACCAATGTGACGGAAGGAATGCAGAGAAATGAAACAGAAAGTACGGAAGATAGCGGAACGAATACGGAAACGTCTAACAGTGATAACAAACAGACTTTCAGCGACACTCCGCAGGGCAATCTGGAAAATGTTTGGAACGGGACGTATCTCACGACAGCAAATCGAAACGTTGGAGACAATACTGCAACGAATACTAACGAGGCAAAACGAGATATTACAAGAGGTGCAAGCGTTGACAGCACGAGAACAGGAAGCGAAGCCGGAAATGATAAAACAGCACGAACCCTTGTGTCAAGAGTGTATGGGAAAAGTAGCTTCCGAAGCTACGGGAGATTGATTCAGGAGTTCCGTGAAAATATCATGAACGTGGATAAACTTGTGTTTGAAAAGCTGGAATGTTGCTTTATGCTGTTGTATTGA